CTTCATTGCGTAGGCCGTTGTTGATAAAGCAAGTTGCGATGACGCGGTATTTTGGCATGTGTAATTCTCCTTATTAGACTACGGCAAAGCCAGATGCATAGAACTTCTTGCCGTCCTGAACATCCATAACAATGTCTGCAACAACCTTGCCAGCAGTGTTAGTGCCAGACACGGTGTAGCGAGCGCCCAAGTAACGCTTACCAAGCGATGCGATTTGCGGATTCAAACGCACGGCAACATTCTTGCCAAGAGTCAGATCAGCAGTCACGATCGCGCCGGATGCGCCAATCACCACGACATTGCTCGACAGAGCGGCATTGTCAGCGATGATGATTTCGAAGTTGGTAGAAGTACCACCAGCGAAAGCCTCGGTCATTGCGAAGTTCATGTAAAGGTCGCCACCTTCGCCCATGTCGCGAGCAATAGACAAGTCGACAGTATCGGTCGACACGGCAGTTGTGGTCACGGCTTGGTCAGTAGAGACGCGGAGCAGTTTATCGGTAATCATGATGTGTTCCTTTCAGAGTTAAGTTGATCAATTAAGAAATGGCCGCTTCGGTGTTGAGCAATGAGTCAACACAACGGAGCGGAACGCCAAGGAACGACAGCCAAGAATAAGGCATACCGAATTGGCTCAAGCCTTCGTTGATCTTCAAAACATATTGGCTCTTGTCCAATGCCGCAATTGCCAAACCGGAATGCACAGTGCGGTTCATGTAGAACGCGCCACGGCCCATTGCCATGTTAGGAATACGATACAAAGAACGAGCCATCAATTTAATGATCGCGGTTGCGGCTGAAGCGGCTTGCGTGCCAGTTTGGGCCATTAGGTCAGACACATCGATGTTTGCGATGCGCACAACATAGCGCCAATCTTTAACGACAAGACCATTCTTCCACTGGTAGCGAGTTGCCAAAGCCTGCATGCGAGTGCCGTCACTGTTGTAAACGGTTTGCTCGCCGAGGTCTTCGTGAACCAAGCCAGCCTTCGAACCTTTAGGGAACGGGCAGTACACAGTGTTGTCACCCCACACGACCAAATAGACCGATGTGTTATCAGAACCAGAACCACCGGCCTTCAGAATGTTCTGACCGTTGGCGGCAGTGCTGTCGCTGTAGCGAGCGGCAAGGCCGAGGAACTGCTTGGGATCAACACCAGGGTTGCCGTAGAACAAAGTCGTGGCTTGAGTCTGGTTCATTGCTTCCAGGAAAGCAGTGTCTTCAGACAGGCGGAATTGAGCGGTGTTACCGTTCAACATTGCCAAGTCTTTGTCGATTTCAGAACGGGCTTCCAAAATACCGCAAGCCTCGTCAACTTGTGCAGTTGTCGATTTGCTGTTTGGAATACCTTGGTTCAGAGCACGCCAGTAAACAGTTGGCAAGCCAGTACGGATTACGACGCGCTCGCCGGTAGGCAGGTTGCCTTCCTTGAACACGCAGTCTTCCAAGATTTCGTTGCTCTGCGAAAGCAGTTCTGCAACGATGGGAACTCGACCGTCCGGGTCGACGCGTTTGGCCCAATCGGCCAGGGTGAGAGAGTTGTTCGACAAAGTAGCCATGATGGACTCCTATTTAAGATTGCTGATTTGAATAAAGCGCTGATGCTAAATCGTTGAAACCCTTGGGGCCAGACTTCTGACCACCTCGAGTGCCGCCAACAAAGCGATCCTCACTGATTGCTTTGCCTGCCCTGTACATCATGCGGATCATTTCCGGATGATTGCCCAGGCCAGACTCGTTTAACAACTTGCGCAATTCTGGCGTACCAAAAGAGTCGAGTGCTTTCTTCGCCACAACCAGGTTATCGTTGAGTTTGTCACCCCCGAATTCCTTGTCGGTGCGAGCAGATTCGGCCCATTCATTACGAGCAGTTTCAAGTGCTTGCATCTGACGCTCCAAGATTTTTGGTGCGACTTTGTCCAGCACTTTCTGCGCGGCGTCTTGCGGCAAATCCAATTCCTTGGCGATTTCCGAGAATGATTTAATCACCTCGGGGTCGAACTCTCGGCCTTCTCCTGCGTTGAATTCGTACGCTTCCGGTGCTTTGGCCGTGGCCTTGACACCGTTCTGATCACCTTCGGTATTGCCAGTCTTCTGGCCGTCCTGGCCAGTCTGCTGGTTTTGCGTACCGTCAGCCTGTTGCTGTGATGCCTGTTGCTCACCCCCCGTCGGTTGTGTGCTCAAGGCGTCTTGCGATGCGGGCGTGCCTTCAGTGGTCGTTGTGGCTTGATCCGTCATCAGCGATTCTGTCATTGGATTGCTCCTTTACCATTTGTGGATATAACTCAGGACATAGAGAGTGAATCATCGCGAGCGTGCGATTGCCGAAGTTTCTGTTACCTTCTGCAAATGCCATTTGCATTGCATTGGTATTGAACGACAGCCGGAACACGCCGGATTGATCCATAAGACGCCACACTACGCGACGCCCCCTCTTACTACCCATGAGCCACTTGATATCTGCCTCTTCGTTATCGCGGGCCAGTTTTTCGCGCATATCTTTGTCGGACTTTGCACGCTCTTGCCCACGGATATCGATCGGGTCGAATTCTTTGCTCATGGCGCCAATCTAACGACTGCACATTTGGATACGGGTACCGTCATGCCGCCACTTCATTGACAGTCACAATGATTGATGGAGTAATTGGCCTGGTTGGGCTGGTACCTGCCGCGTTGTAATGAAGATTTACGCGGGTATCTGGGGTATTCCACATGACTTGGAAATAGTCGCCAGCATTGGCTTCAACAAAAAAGTTCCAGGCCGCGACTGTCTTGCAGGCATTAGCCGAACCACTTATCGTAACTTTGGTGTTTGAATCAGAGACATCAACCCCGTTTTTTCTGAACCATATATCAACAACATCGGTACCAGAATTGGTCCTATCCAATTGAACTGAAAATTGAATGTTGTAAATGCCTGCGCGGTCTACAGTAATTTTGTTGGTGTCGACAATTGATACGCCTCGAGATATGTCAGTTTCACCCAAAGACATTGCATACGCTGTGTTTGCTGATGCGGCAACTTGTGTCGCATTGTGATGAAACAAGCCAACGCGTGGCGTACGCTGGAAGTAGAACTCAGACCCATCAGGATCTTTGACGCCCACGATGTCGCCGGCCGTCTCGTCATACAGCCAGGGAGCGCCCTGGTACTTTTGGCGTGCCATTATTTTTTCTCCTTGTCTTTGCCGTAGAGTTTCTCAGCCGCAGACTCTTTGAAGTCTTTACGGGTTGGGGCGCCCTCTTCGCCAGGCTTTCGCATGCGCTCACCAGATCCCTGCTCGATGCGTTTTCTCTTCGCATGAATGTTGGCCCAAAGTCCCGGTCCTGGCATGGTCAGTCCTTCTTCTTTTCTTTGTCTTTGGCCGGATACATCTTGTCGGCCATCTGTGAGAACTCACGGCCAACAGACTGAGGCACCCCGGCCTTCTTTGCGAATTCGGGGTTGTTGGCCACGGCCCGCATGAACCGGGCCTGCTTCTCAGTCTTGGCTGGCATAGTTACTCACCCGAGCCGTAGAGCATGGTCGATGCTTCAGCATTACGCTGTTGCTGGTTGCCTTGGATCTCCATGTCGGTGATCTGCAACTCGATGCCCATGTCTTCGCCTTCGCCTTGAGTCTCGTACGCACGAGTCATCTTGACATAGGCCTTGGCCATGATGGACATCTCAGTGCCGACCTTTGGCAATGCGGTGATGCCTAGCTTCTCAAGTTCGTCTTTGCCCAGGCTGATGCATAGGCCGTACGGGTAACGCGGCTCGTCTGCTTCGTATTCGCCTGGCATCTCTTCGCGCTCGGCTGGCTTTTTCATGTTAATCATTGGCATGGCTATTCCTTTCAGGGTGTGTTGTAACCGGAAAACATATCGATAACATTGGTCAGTGCGCTTGGATCAGTCGTCTTTGCTTGTGACAGATCTTTGGCGATCACGGCTTGCTGTTGCATTGCGGCTTGTTGCTCTTTGGCCGCGAGTGCTTCGTTGCGTGCGGTTCGAATCATTGCGACTTGCTCGCCGCCCACCAGGATGTTGGGGTCAACGCCCAGCATGTCGGCATAGGCATCAGCCCATGCGTCGCTGTTGAACTTGTCAAGCACCTCTGGCTTCATGTTGGCCACGACGCCCAGGTTGCCGACGAATCGGTCAACGCTGTTGGTGCCAATGGCACGCTGTGCCTGGGCCAGCATCGATACGAACTCGACCGACAACTCCATGCCCTGCAATTCTGGAGGTGGTGGCAATAGCACGCCAGCCTCGACCATGCGGGTGAATGTCATGTCGATCAATGGAGACAGCAACTCGTTGTGCAAACGCTCGAGCACTGGTCCAAGCATGAGCAGTTTCTCTTCGTGGCGCTCGGCCACTTCGGTCGCTGTCATGCGTGTGTCTGTTGCGTTGGCCAGCATCAAGAACAGGTCAGCATAGAACGCACCACGAACGCGGTCGCGGCAGTCTTGGATGTCGTTGAGCAGGTACTGCAAGTTGAGGTTGACTTCAAACGCAGAGCGAATGCCGCCCGTTGGTGAGTTTGCGTCAACGAACGATACGCCACCAGGCAGTGTCTCGACATCGCGGTTCTTCATTGAGGTTGGCACCTGGAGCGGTGGCTTGACCTGGTAATCGATCGCCTGGGCTTTGCGCAGTTGCTCGTGTTGCAATTGCTTGATGTCGCCCAATGCTTCCATGCCAGGGCTGTTGCCGTAGATGTCACCACCAGCAGTGGCCCAGCGTGGAGCAAGTGCCGGGAACATCTTGAAGCCAGACTCGCGCAGGAACTTGTTGTTGTCGCCGCCCACCTCAAAGTGGTACGACGCAAACGGCATGTTCATGTTGTCGCGCTTGCGTGTGTCGCGGTCTGCGCGTGGTTCGATGGCATGGATGATTGGCACCCAGGCATCAAGCGAGCCACGGTCAAACATGTTGCGCACAGTGGTTGAGCAGTTCTCGCGCCCGAACTCTTGCACCACCTCTGCAACGGTCTTCTCGTACTCACGGTACAGCGTGTTAACGCTTCCCTGGTAGTTGGTCGCGATGCAATACTCGCCAGTTGTCAGCGGGTAATGGTGGATGATGTTTTGAAAGTCGGGCAACACGATCGACACACCGGTACCGAATGCGCCGAGTTCCTCGTACATCTGGTGCATGGCGCGGTATGTGTTGGATCGCTGGAACACCATCTGCATGCGACGCGTGGTGTCATCGAGCCACACTTTGACCGGCTGATACTTGTTGAGTTCAGGGTCTGCTGTGGCCAGGCGGAACCATGGTCGTGCTGGGCTTGTTGCACCAGCCATCATGCCAGCGCCTAGCACGCGCAGTGAGCGTGTGCCGGTGTTGTCATAGATGTTGTTGTGACGGCGCCATCCCTTGTCACGGTCCTGGACGAAGTATCGGCCATTGCGTGGTAGCAAGTAGGTCGTGATCTCCTGCCAGTGCGCCCACCAGGATGCACGCTCCGACTTGAGTTGACCCCAGCGCGTGAACAGTTTGTCCCGCGTCGGGGCATTTGGATACGACTGTGCGTCGCTGGGGAATTGACTCATGGTTTAACCGCCGAGTAAAGTATTTTTGCCAAGGGCCAACTGTTGAGGGTCGATACCCTGCGGGCCAGTCAGCATGGTGCCGCTTCCACCACCAGTGCCAGCCATAGTCGCATCAGCCATAGCGGCCTGCGTGTCTGGTCGGCGTTGGTTTGCCTTGTTGATGTTTTGCTGTGAGGTTGCCGCAACTTCTTTAGCCTGCTCAAGCTGTTGCGTTTGCGCAACCTCTTGTCTTTGAATTGCTTGCTTTTGTGTCTTCTTGGCCTCTTCGCCACTGTAGACCGCGTATGTAGTTCCTACCACTGCCGCCACTGCCGCTGTTACACCCATGATGATCTCCTTTAGATCTGAATACTGAAGATAATGTCCTGCACACCGTAACCAAGGCGAGGCATCATCTTCTCCAGCGGCGTGCCTGGTTTGGCATGCCACAGCATCAGACGGGCGCCGCGCTGTTTTGCTTCTTTCTCCGTTGCACGGATCAGTTGCAAGCCAAGTCGGCCACTCCTCTTGCCTTCAGTCACAAAGAGCAAGTCGTTGCTACATGTTATGAGATCGGCGTAGTGAAGATGATTCGTCACAACATTCACCGAATAACCCACAACCTTTTCGTCCTCAAAAGCGGCGAGGATCAACAGCATGCCGTTGGCCTCTGCGGCTCGGTACTTACCCTCATCGGGCTTGAGCACCATCACCTGCTTGTTCAGGGCAATCTCTTCCCAGTGTTCCGAGAACAACTCACTTGCATTCGCAAGCATCTCATCGACATTTGAAAGTCGTATTTCAGTCATGGGTTCCCCACTATTGACGCCACAGTAGTGGCTACATTATCGGATACGGGTACCTTACGCATCGGGAACAGCGGGGTCACCGCGTCAATGATGATGTGGATGCGGTCGGTATCGCCGTCGTTTCGTGCTGAGTGTTTTACCTTGTGATTAAACCACCATGCGTCGCCAGGCTCGAGGTGATGCGTCTCACTTCCTGCTGTCAGTGTCGCCTTGTCTGTGCCTGTGACGGCCACATGAAAGCGTGCATAGTGGTCTGCGTAGGTGCCTTCGTCAATGTGCGGCGTGATGACGCCACCAGGCTTGAGTTTGACAATGAGCACCCGGCCCAGGTCGTCGACCTTGAGCACATCGGTAAGCAGTGGCCGCAGGATCGGGACCAGGACATCGGCCAGCGTGTCCATCACTGGGTAGTCGTACGCCCCGATGTCGAACATGTAGTAGTAGGGCGTGAACTTGAACGGGCCACGCGGGTAGATGCAGTGTGTGTCAGTATGTGCCGTGCCGGTGTACTCCTGGCGTGCGGTGATCTCGTCCCATAGGTGCGGCATGGCATCAAGCCTGGCCAGCAAGGGCGCGACATCGAGGCCGGTGGCCACTCGTTCAAAGTTTGCTGTACGGGTCATACTCTTCCCTCTTGTTGTAGCGGCCCAGTTCCTTCATGATCGATCGCTTCGGCGTGTCCATCAGTGCCAGGCAGTAGGCCGACGCATAGTCAGGTGATCGCCCGATCTTGTCTAGGATCTCTTCCCGGCTGGCCACGGCCACAGTCTGGCCAACCAGTTTCCATGTCGGTGCGCACAGGTCAGCGAGCAGGTGTTGATCTGGAGGCAACGCGATGCCGGTGTTGTTGGCCGGGTCCAATGCCTCACGCATGCGCCACCACAGTTCGGACCGCTGGTTCTTGAAGCGCAGGCGCCCAGACTTGTCCAGGCCCAGTGCTGACTCAGCCACATTGACGCCCAGCACCTGCTGGCCCATCTCGTTCAGGAAGTCGTACGGGCTTGAGCCGACACCAATCACATCGATGTGGATCGGCGCCCGGTCGCGTAGTGCTGACACCACCAGGCCTGCAATCGTCGGGCCATCGGGTGTGGTCTTGCCCGGGTAAGCCAGTGCCTCATCGAACCACATGCCATGGCGCCTGGCCAGGATTGTGTTGTCTTTGCCGCCTCTGGCCACATCGACGCCCAGGCTATCCATTGGCGCCAGCTTGTCAGGACGCTTCCAGCGGGCCATAGCGGCCTCTGCCCATGCCGTGGGCACCACCTGCCAAGGATCGTCCTCCATGCCTGCCTGGAAGTCGCCGTACAGCATCTGTGAGCGCAGTGGCTCGGGTAGTGATTGAAGTTGTGCCATGTAGCCGGTCCCCATCAAGTAAGGGTTATCACTTATGCGTGAGGGAATGAAGGTACGCGACAGCGGCGTGATCTGCTCTCCATTGTGAGTAAAGGGTTTACCCGTATCCATCTCGACATCTTTGCCATCGACGGTTGCAAAGTAGCGCAGTTCGCCTGGCTCTGCCGGGTTCGGGTGTTTCTTGTCCAGCCATGGCGCAAAGAACTGGACGATCCAGCGGCCCTCGGCTGTGGTTGGTGGGTTGAATGTCAGCAGGGCTTGGCACTTCTGGCCAGGCACGGTGGTACGCAACCAGCCAAGCAGGAAGCGCACGGCAGACTCGCGCATGTTCGCGGCTTCATCAAAAACCAGCAGGTCATGCGGCCGGCCCTGGTATTTCTTTTCATCGTCGGGGTTTGGGAAAGATCCGAACTCTACCTGGATGGCCACGCCATCGATGCGCCTCATGCGCCAGATGTTGTCCTTGCCGTTGTACCCATTGCGACTGCCGACCAATTCGGTGATGCGGTCCAGCACGCCGGTCAACTCGGTGCCGTTCAATCGGAAGATGCCGATCTTGCGATGGCTGGTCAATGCTTTGCCGCATGCCAGGTCAGTCTTGCCGCCGCCCGCCGCGCCGCCGTAGCCAATGATGTCGGCCTGGCTTTCGTATGCCATGGTTTGTGGGCCAGACAGTGGGCGCCACAGGGTCTTGTCGCTGGTCAGTAATGAGTCGAGTTCCGATCTTTCCTCGTCGGTCAGATACGCCAGCAACGCAGGATCAAACGCCTCCACCATTCTTAACCTTTCGCGCCTGGGCTGTGGCCAGAATCGCTTGCAGTTTGGCCGCACGCTGGGTGTCGTCCATCGGTTCCATCAATGGGTTGTCAGGGTCGCCAGCTAAGGTGGTGCGGTCGCCGTACTTCTTCGGGTTCCACTTGGCCAACAGCTTGAGCCGGTACTCTGCCCGGTTGCGTAGCCAGGCCACATGGGCGCTGTCGTACTTGGGATTGTCGCCGCCGGTCATGGCTGGCTCAGTGTCAATGATCTCGAGCGCGTCGTCGGCAATGCAGTCTGTGCCTATTTCACGCGCCTCCGCGAAGCGTTGAGCAAACTCCTTGTCTTTCCCCATCCAAAGGTACACGGTCGAGTAGTGGATGCCATTGTTCCTGCACCACTCACGCAGGGTTTTGCCGGTCGTGATCCATTCGCAGATCTCGTCGGCTCGGTCCTGTGGCACTGGCTCTGGTGGCCTGCCTGGTGGTCGTTTTTCAGTCTTGGGTTTCATCGATGATTTTTTTCCATCTATCAGGGGTTTGTGCTCGTCGCTCGTACTTGCAAATTTTCTTGATGGTGCTCAAAGGGATGTCGAAGATCTTGGCCAGTTTGCGGTAGCCCACTTCCTCATCTTCGTGCATGTCACGGATCTTGTCGATGACATCATCTGGAAGGCGGGCATTGTGATGGGATGCGCCGATGCGGTATCCCTGTTCATTTACAGCTACAAATTGCACCCGCTTCTTACCCTTCATTTCATGTCAATTCGGTACTGCTTAACGCTTCGGGGGTTTCTTGCCCTTGTCTTTTCCATAGCCCATGATGATCTCCTCGAGTGTCGTGCGAAGTTGCACAGTATTGATTTTGCATCATCATTGAATTTTCCGCAACAATGTCGCCGGTAATTTCGAGTGCCCAATTTATTCGTTGTGGGTTTATGTTCCATCCTTCACGCGTGCGATCCAGAATTTTTTTTGCTTGTTCGTATGCGGTCATTGTTTTCTTTTTGTGTGTATTGCGGCCATCACGGCCTTGAGTTGTTCTGCTGATTTGACGCCGCGTCTTTTTTCTCGGACCTCAAGTTCATCTCTGCGCTTCCACAATGGCAATGTCAGCAGGTGCCTGGCTTCGCATTCAAGCATCCATTCGCGTGACCATGAGCCAACGACACGCCCATCGTGGAGCGTGACATCGATCTCGTATTGCTCGCGTGGTGTCAATGCGTTTGTTCCAATGAAGTCATGTGCTTAAACCATCCGTCGACGATCTCGATTGCTTCACGCATGACCATGTGTTCGAATGCGTGCTCGATCTTGCTTTCACCGCTGTCCTCGTCCCAGCCTATAGCAAATGAGCAAACGCCCATGCCTTCGGGTTGGCAAAAGAATCGCAACTCAGGTGCGCCCTCTTGGTTCTGCTGTTTCAACATGACGATCTGGCCGTAACGGACCACATCAAATATTCGTGCAAATTTCATTCACCTCTCCTTAAATAAAAATATATTGCCACACCAATCAGTGCAACAGCAATGCCCATGCAGATCATCAGTTCACCGATCAGCATCATGATTTGACCAATGTTCATCGCACATACTCCAGTCTGATTGTTCGGTACACCACGCCGTCGTTCCACTTCTTGTCTGACTCGATGTCATAAAGTTCGATAATGTGCTCTGCTTCTGCAAACTTCATGCGCTGATTGCGAATGCTGAACATGTAGATCAGCGGTGCCTTCTGTGTTGAATAGGCCTCGATCAATTGTGGCAACAGCAAGCGCTCTTTTTCTTTGATGTTGGCAGTGCCTTTGACATTGACCACAAAGGTTCGTTCATCGCGCTGGATTACATAGTCTGGGATGTTGCGCAGGATTGGATTGAGGTTGTAGAACGCGCCAACATTGGCAAACTTCTCATCGAACCCCAGGCGTGTGCAGTTCCATCCATTGCGCTCGCACCATTGCTCAAACATCTCTTCGCCAATATTGACGCCGACGCCCTGCCTGTCCTGGTAGGTTTGGTCTGCGTTTCCGTATGTCATAGTTTTATACCCCGCACCATGTGCTCTTGATCGATGCGCTTGCAATCGATCTCCGGCTTGTACGCTGGCCAGTGGCCTTCGCGGACCATGTCGCAGTAATGTTGCTCTGCCTTGATGGCATCGTCGTAGTCCATCTGGTTGACGAATGCAAATGCACCCAGCAGTGCAAGCCACACAACAATTGCTTTGATCATGCTCATGATTTCACCTTTGGCATTGCCATTTTTTCACGCAGTTCATCCATCATTTTTCTAACCCTGGCCCTGTTGATCTCCGCCTGCTCTTCAGAGATCGTGTGCTCAATCTTTATTGGTTCTGGCCGTGGCGCCATGCGGCACAGTTCTTTGAACTTGATGCAGTTGGGCACGCGTTCAGGCAAGTGCTCCAGGGCGTATGCGATGGCCTCTGGCCACTTCACAAAGTTGCCCAGTTCTTCAGCCCATGTGGCCTTTGCGTTTTCCAGTCCAGCGTCAATGCCGTTGACCATGCCGGTGCTGTACTGCCCGGTAAACTCTCTGCCATAAATGCCCTGTAGCCTGGCAAATATTTTCTCAACCCAAGCGTTTGGGAGTATTGGGTTCTGCGTCATAAATTTCTCCTTCGATAGTGGTGCCTTGATATTCGTCGTGTTTTGGTAAAAGACCGAGTGAGCGTGCTATGCCCTCCTGGTTGATCTGGTGCTGGGTTTTATTCTGCTGGTCCTTGTTGACCCAGTCGGCTTTGAACCCTGCCCATCCCCTTGCACAGCATTCGGTCAATGCCGCATTAAGTGACCAGCCTGCTTTGCGTGCCTCGCGCTCGATGCCTGCCATTGCCGCTTGAGTGACCGGTGCCTTCTTTGCTTTGCGGACTGTCAGAAATCCATCCCAAACTTCAGGTGCCACACCATCAGGACATGACAAGGGCTTGTCCCTTGTCTTTATCTCTGTTTGTTGTTTGTTAGTTGTTGTTTGTTGGTTGTTGTTTAGGCTTTTTTTGGGTTCAGCTTGGGTTTGGCTTGGGTTAGCGGTGGGTTTCCCACTGCTTTTCTTCGGCCTGCCGCCTAGCTTTCCGTTCGATCGTTGCTTGTCAATGTAGGCGTGATAGTCCGCAATTTCAGCGTCAGCACGGTAGTTTCGGTACCCCTCTTCAGTCATCTCAAAGAACTCTTTGAGCACTGACTCGACCACTTCTGAACCCATGCGTAACCTACGGGAAACCCACGGTATATCGGTGGGTATTGGCGCCTCAGTGTCGTAGTACAGGTCAAGCAATCGACGATAGGTAATGTCCTCTTCGACAGTCAAATGCATCGTGTGCTTGATGTAGTCGCCGATGTTGAAGTTGTAGTAGTGCATCACGCACCTGCCTTGGCCTGGTCGAGCAATGATCTGATGGTGTCATCGCTTTTGACTTTGGCTTTGTTGGTGCATGCAACGCAGGCCGCGTTGATGGTGTACCTCAGTGTCTCGCCGCAGGCTTTGCAGGGCTTACCGGTGTACTTGCGCTGGCCGTTTTTGGCGGCTTTGATACGGGGGGAATCCAATTTAACACTCCTCTTGGTTGATGATTTTCTAATTCTAAACCAATACCAAGAGGGTGTGTCAAGCAGTTTTTTTCAGAATAATTCTTTCGATCTTTTCGGTCGTGACAAATCGGTGCAGGTTGGCGCATTCGTACCTGCGGTATTTGATGTTGCCAGGCCTAGTCCTGGTTTCCTTCACGATGGTCCAGGCCTGACATACGGGGCACTTCATTACTTCAAAACGGGATGTCGTCGTCTTCTTGGTAATCCTCCGCTGGCTTCTGCGCTGGCGTCTGCTGCGGTCGTGGCTGGGATTGCGGCGGTGCTTGGCGCTGTTGGCCGCTGCCTTGCCTGTCGAGCTTCCACGCGGCAAGCTGGACGTAATACTTGCCGTTGTATTCGTTGCCTCGCAGGTTGAAATCGACGGTGATCGGATCTCCGACTCGGTAGGCGTCCAACAAGGCGCATTTGTCCTTTGCGACTTCAAGCGCGATGTCCTGCGGGTATTTATCGTCGTCGGTGGTGACGACGAACTGGCGTTTGGTGAATCCGGAGGCAAACGATTGCGTGTCTCCGATGGCTTTGACGGTTCCCGTCAGTTGGTATGCTTGGCTCATTGTGTTTTCTGGTTCGTGTTATTCTGGTCTGAAATATCGGAATTTTTGCTTTGCGCCGTCTAGGGCGAGAGGGATTAGCTGGTCGCGTTCGCCGTTGCGGACCTTCTTTAGCCGCAATCCGCCGTCTTCGATGATTAGCAAAACGTCGGCGTCCTGCTCAATGGCTCGCGACTCTCTAGCGCGTCCGTCGTCGTTAAGCTGCGAGCCTGTGACAACCGGGCATCCCATCTTTTTCGCGAGTTGCTTCAAGCCGCCGGAAATGCTGGCGATTTCCTGCTCGCGGCTGTCACCCTTGGAGCGAATGCCCTTCACGATTTGGATGTAGTCAACCACGATCAAATCAATCCGGCCCTCAATGTCTCGGATTCGTTCCGACTCTCCGGCGATGGTTTCGATGGTCTGGCCTGCTGCCGAATCAATCCACATCTTCGTTTCGGTCATTTCCCGAAGTGCGGACTGAATCTTGATCATGTCGCCCTTGGAAACGTCTCGCGGATGCGTGATGGCGTTGTGATCAACCCGCGCCCGTTGCGTGACGATGCGCCCGACGATTTCGCGGGTCATCAACTCGATTGAGAAAATCCCGACAACCTGCGATTCCCCGATGAATTCGGCGGCTACCTGATACATCAGCACGGACTTGCCCGAGGACGATGGACCGCCGACAACCCAAAGTTCTCCCGGCTTCAACCCGCCAGTCACGGCGTCAATCTCTCCGATTCCGGAACTTTGGCCGGGAAGGTCGCCGTTTTCTGCGGTCGCTAGGTAGCTCCGGATGAACTCGTCGCACGCGTCCTTGGCGTTTAGCGAGCGGGTCTTTGCACTGACGGCCTGCTGCATGGCCTCCAGCGCCTCTCTGGTCGCTTGGATGGCCTCGCCTGCGTCCTGACACTCGCCAATGGCCTGCGACGCGCTCAGGGCAATCCTACGCGCTTTCGTCTCGCGTAGCTGGTTGCACC